ATGAGCCGTCACTGGTGCAACCCACATGAGTGGGAGTGTGAGGACTGCCAGGAGGAAACAGACGCGCAGGAGGTGACGCACACAGTCTCAGACGCCACACTGCGGCAAATCCGCACAGCACTGGCAGCAATGCTGTGCGCAAACGAGGAGCATTGCCCGACATTGCGGGAGGCACGACTGCTTTGCGTGGAGGCGATGCGCTTAATAAACACAGAATTGAACACGAAAAACGCAGATGCGTTTAAACCAACAGAGTAAAAATGAACACGAACACAGAAGAATTGAACATGACGACACAGGATTTGATTAAACGCTTACGTAACCTTGGCCCATTGGGCAAAATTATGGAGGAACTTGTTGTGGTTGCCGCCGACAGGCTGGAGGAGTTGCAGCGGGAAAGCGACGAAGCCCGCGCCGAGGTGGAGCGGTTGAAGCAGAAACTTCACGAAGCCCGGATTGAGAACAGCGGGCAAGCGGCTCAACTCGAACGGACCCGTCCAGATCCCTCGCGACTGGAGATTGCGGCGATGTGGATGTGTGGGTTTTTAGGATTCAATAATTGTAATACCTATACTAGGGAACACGTTATTGAACAGGCGTTTATAAACGCAGACGAACTGATCGCAGCAGCAAAGGATGCCAAATGACCGACGAACGAATCAACGCGGCGATTGAGACAGTGTTGCACCGCAATGAGCATTGGATTATCTCAAGAGACTACTGCACCGACCTCAATGCAATGCATGAGGCGGAGAAGATAATTGAGCACTCTGACGAGCTTTTTCAAAAATACTACTTGGCACTTTATGACGTTACCCAATCAACACGCTGGCCGGTGTGTGCAACCGCTCGCCAACGTGCAGAGGCGTTTCTGAGAACGATGGGCAAATGGGAGGAGGCTGAATGACCGTGATGCACGGTGGAAGACCTCCGCAAGGCGGTGTGGTACATTCAGCGGGAAATCGAGCGCCATGAACGAAACTACGATTCAGAATAAAATCCGTCTCGCGCTTGGATCGCGGCCCGACGTCCGACTGTTTCGCAACCACGTTGGCGTCGTCCGAGATGAACGTGGCCGGGTGCACTCATTCGGGCTCCGGAAGGGCTCGGCGGACCTTATTGGGTGGGTCACACTTAACGACTCAGCGGTTTTCCTAAGTATCGAAATTAAAACGGCAACCGGAAGGCTGCGGCCAGAACAGCAGCAGTGGATGGACAACGTAAACAAATCGGGCGGGATTGCCTTTGTGGCGCGCTCGGAAGAGGAAGCACTCAAAACACTAAATGAAAAAATCACCTCGCGACGTAGCATCTTCACTCCACGAAATCGATTGGGAGACGAATCAAATGGGCTGGCTTCAATGCCCAGGCCAGCACCTTCATACCGGCCCGAATAACCCCGCCGACTGCCGCATCACGCTCGACGACGGACGCCCTCCGACCATCCACTGTTTTCACGACTCCTGTAAAGCCGAGGTTGCAGCCGAAAACAAAGCACTGCGCTCTGCGATTGGACGCGCGGAGAAATCGACGGCCCCGATCCGTCATTCCGTCGTTGCCAAGCTGACCGCCGTTAAAACTCCACTCACGCCCCGAGATATTCCAACGGTGATGAGCGGAGGACTGCAACGGCACCTCGCATCGTGCTTCGGACAGCACGAATTCGTTTCAATCGTCGCCGCGGACCCTTCAGGCGAGATAAAATACAACGGACAAACGATGCACCCGGCCGAGGTTGTCCACGGGCAGGAGTTCCGAAAATACGGGACATTCATTCGGGTCAACCCGATGACCGAAAACGGATCAAAGAACGAAGACGTCGCCTCATTTCGGCACGTGCTCATCGAGTCCGATAAAACCCCCAAGGCACTCCAGTGGGCTGCAATCGTCGCCAGTCGCCTGCCTATCAGCGCGGTCGTGGATTCAGGCGGAAAATCCTTGCACGCATGGGTGCGGGTCGATGCGGAGAACGCGGAGGAATACCGGGCGCGGGCAAAACGCGCGGCGGATGCCATGGACGCGTTCGAGGGCGTTGAGGTGGACCGCTCATGCCTCAACCCGGCACGACTCGCGAGGCTTGCGGGGTGCGCCCGCGGTGAATCTCGGCAGGAACTCATCGCGCTCGGCATGGGCGCAGTATGCTGGGAGGAGTGGGAAACACCCGAACCCACTACGGTGGCACCGGTTCCCGTCGCGGAAAAGCCGTTTCTCATCCTCGGAAACCTGAATCGGGTCTATTACTACCTAAGCAGGCGCACGGCGTCTCTGGTGGCCCTCACGAGCGCGCAACACACCCGGAACGCTTTGCTTGAACTTGCCCCCCTGTCATGGTGGGAAGCCGAAATGGATAAAAAAGGAGACGTCCTCATTCAGGTCGCGGTCGACTGGCTGATTCAGACGGCTGGCGGCATGGAGTTCTCTCCCGCTCACGTCCGGGGCCGTGGCGCATGGCTCGACGAGGGACGCGTCGTGTTTCACGCTGGCAACTCGCTTTTTGTCGACGGCACTCCTGGGGACCTGCTCGCGGTGGAGTCTCGCTACGTTTACGCCCGGGCGGAACGACTCGGAGTGACGGCGGCGGAACCGCTTTCGAACGTCGAGGCGAACAAATTGCGGATGCTTCTCGGGTGTTTTCAGTTCGTGAACCCGCTCGACTCGCTGTTCATGGCGGGGTGGCTCGTCACCTCGGCCGTTTGCGGCGCTCTAGACTGGCGACCGCACGCGTGGCTCACGGGGGCCGCGGGATCGGGGAAAACCACGCTCCTTTCGGAGGTCGTCGAACCGCTCCTCGGGGACATTGCGCTGCACCTTCAGGGTAATACAACCGAGGCGGGCATTCGGCAGGCGCTTGGGTGCGACGCTCGGCCCGTTATTTTTGATGAGGCCGAGGGAGAAGGCGAATCGGGGCAGAAACGGATGGCGGAGGTCGTCGCGCTGGCTCGGGCTGCGTCTCGGGAATCCGGGGCGGTGATGCTCAAGGGGGGCGCGGCTGGGCAGGCTACCTCGTACCGCATCCGCTCGTCGTTCCTGTTTGCTTCCATCGCCGTTTCTCTCGACAAACGAGCGGACCAAGGGCGTATTACGGTGATGGAACTCATCCCAGAGCACCTCCGCACGGTGGATCGGTTTGGGGAAGCCAAGCAATTGATGGCGGAAACCGTCGACAACCCTGAATGGGCAGCAAGGTGGCGTGCTCGGTGCATTTCGCTCGCGGCGGTCATCGCGGCCAACGCAACGACGTTTAAGCAGGCCGCTCGGCACAAACTCGATGAGGCACGCAACGCGGACCAAGTGGGGGCGCTCCTTGCCGGGGCGTATGCGCTGACGTCGACCGATCGCATCACGTTGGACACGGCAGCGGGATGGGTTGACGCGCAAGACTGGACGTTCGCCAGTGGGTCCCGGGGAGAAACAGACGAACGATCACTACTGAACCGACTCCTCGAATCGTGGTTGCAGGTCGACACGCTCGATGGCCCGGGGCGCGCCCGCGTGACGGTGGCGGAGGCGATCCGGCAGGCGCTTTCCCATAACGACTCGCATGCACGCTGGGCCGAGGAAGCGCTGGCGCGCATAGGTATTCGCGTTCGCGAGGACCACGTGGACATCGCGAACAACGGTACGGAACTTCGCCAGCGTTTCGGCGTGCTCCGATGGACTGATCAATTGAAGCGGTTCCCGGGCGCTGTTGCCATGGAGTCGCAGGTTCAGATCGGGGCAATGCGGAAGCGAACGGTGCGCTTGCCAATCGCCCTTTTTTAAGCCAACGTGCGTTTTCAACCAATCAACCTTTGGACGGGTGGATTGGCCTGGACTGAAGAGTTCCCTCGGCCCGTCGCGTGACGGTGTCCGAGGGTTCTTTGTTTTTGACTCAAAAACTCAACTCAAAGCCGAAATGGAGAGGTATAGTAGTATAGAGGTATAGTAGTAGTAGTATATATATATATATATTTATATATGAGTATTTGTAGTATGTAGAGTTTTTCCTCTGTAAACCCGCCAAACTGAAAATGAGTGGGATTGAGTCAAATGAGTCTTTTTACGGGGTCGCCCCCGTTTGTGGGGCATGGGTGGCGCAGGTGATGGTGCATCCGCACAACGAGGCCGTCATGCTCGCTGCCGAGGCAATGCTGGGATGTCCATGTGACTTGGTGTCGATGGCGTTCTATGGAGATGCGAAAATGGAAGGGCGCAGGCTGCTCGCGTGGAGCTTCCCCGGGAAGGGATGTGCTCAAGAGCATTGACAACGGATTGGCGGCAAGTACGGTAAAAAGCGATGGACGAAGATGCCTTGGCTGAACTGATGGATATTGCTGGCTTACGTGAGCGACAAGCCGAGGACGTCCTGCGCTGGCATGAGGACCGCATCATGGCGGAGCGCGAGACCATCGGGGGGCAGGTGGTGGTCCGCCTGCTTGGGTTCATCCTAGGGGCGCCGGGGCAAAGCCGCGTTGCCGACACGCGACTCCGAGCACTAGGAGTGGCGTTCGCCGCTGGGCTCAACGGGCTGACCGGGTACAAATCCATGACCGCTGCAGCAAACGGCGAGCACTGCAGCCCCAAGAGCCTGTCTCTAATCGCAGCCGAGGCTGGAGATGTCCTGAAGCTTCCAGGGGGGCCAAATCGGCGCTCCTAGCCCCCCCCATAAGGAATCTTTTACTGCTAGGGGCTTGAATGCGCGCGTGAGACTTCAACCCCGATTCTATGAGTGAGCAAAAAACGACACCTTACCAAATCGAACACCTGCCTTTAGACGCGCTTATCCCATACGCGAACAATGCGAGGAAGCATTCGCCCGAACAGGTGGCGCAAATTGCCGGGTCAATTAAAGAGTTCGGCTTTAACAACCCAGTGCTCGTCGACCGAGGGAGCGGAATCATCGCAGGACACGGGCGCGTAATGGCGGCGCAAAAGCTGGGGATGAAAGAAGTTCCATGTATCCGCCTTTCTCATCTTACCGACACACAGCGAAGGGCGTACATTCTTGCCGACAATCGTTTGGCTGAAATCGGTGGCGGCTGGGATGAGGAGCTTCTCAAAGCAGAGTTGACCGGATTACTCGGGGAAGGCGTCGACATCAGTGGACTCGGATGGGAAGATGGATGGAACGATTCGGACGCGATTGAACCTGCGTACACGAGAAAAATTGAAACTCCGAATTACGAACCAAAGGGAGAAAAGCCAGAGGTGCAGGAGTTGTTCGACGACTCAAAGGAAAAATCTTTGCTGGAAAAAATAAATGCAAGCGGTCTACCGGAAGCGCAAAAATCTTTTTTAAAAAAAGCAGCTCAAAGGCATGTGATTTTTAATTATGAAAAAATCGCTGAATATTATTCACATTCAGAAAAAGAAGTTCAAGAATTAATGGAAGACTCCGCTCTTGTTATTATTGATTTCGATAAAGCAATAGAACTTGGATACGTAAAATTGACAGAAGAAATTTCTGCTGAATATTTAAAGGACAATCCAAATGAATGATGACAAATTAGTTGCGTTTATCTTAACGCATGGCAGACCGGATAAAGTCTTTACTTTAAGAACATTACGCAAGCACGGATTTACTGGAAGAATTATTTTGGTGTTAGACGACGAAGACAAAACAGCACCTGAATACAAAAAGAATTTTAAAGAAGAAATAGAAATATTTTCAAAGACTGAAATCGCAAAAACATTCGATGAAGGCGATAATTTTCAAAATAGAAAAACGATCGTTTATGCTAGAAATGCTTGTTTTGAAATAGCACAAAAGCTTGGAATAAAATATTTTATTCAGCTAGACGATGATTACGTAAGCTTTAGTTATAGGCATAACGAAAAGCACGAATACGTAGACAAGGTAAATTTGAGAACGCTAGATTCAATTTTCGAAAGTCTTTTAAATTTTTACAAATCTATTCCAGCAACTTCAATAGCCATAACGCAAAACGGAGATTTCATCGGAGGAAAAAATGGGAACATCGGAAAAAAGCTGAAGCTAAAACGAAAAGCAATGAACACGTTTATCTGTTCAACCGAAAGACCGTTTACGTTTATCGGTAGGATCAATGAAGACGTGAATACGTACACGCAAAAAGCGAGCGTCGGGATGCTTTTTTTGACGGTTCCAAATTTGTCTGTGTCTCAAAAACAAACGCAAAGCAACTCAGGAGGAATGACGGAAACATATCTGCAACAGGGGACGTACGTTAAAAGCTTTTACAGCGTTATGTTTATGCCTTCGAGTGTAACGATAAAACCAATGGGGCCGGTAAACCCTAGACTCCACCATTCTGTAAAATGGGCAAATACGGTCCCTTGCATTCTGTCTGAAACTTTAAAGAAAAAATGAAGCTTTCAGATCAAGCAGCAAAAGCGCAGGTTCAAAATATTCTCGCAAAACTTAAAGCGGGAAAGACGATCACGCGCCGAGAACAGGCGCAGATTGAAGCCTACGAGCGCGGACAGGCTGCGCCAAAGACGACCCGGGAATGGGCAGCGCATTACAAGGTATCCCACGTTACGATTATCAACTGGGGAAAGGCAGGCGCGCCACTGAATGGAACTGTCGAGGAAATGGACGCATGGAGGGCGTCGAAAGAAAAGCAGGAGCCGACAAAATATTCGGATGCAAAACTTCAGAAGACGCTTCTTGAATGCAAGAAAATTGGCCTGGTTGTGGCGCAGCTTGAGGGAGAGCTGATTTCTAGGGCGTCGGTGCGGGAAGCAAACACCATGATCGCGGCAACACTGGCGGCGGAACTTCAGAACCTTGTCAGCGATTGCGTTTCAATTCTCGATGGCCTGCAAGGCGCGCAGATTCGGGAGAAGCTGGAACCCCGCGTGAATTTATTAATTGAACGAACAAATGAACGACTCGCAAACATTAAATCCGGCGTTCGCGGGATGGATTGAGGGTTTTAAGGGGACCTTCAATGGCGACCCGCTGGATTGGATGAAGGCGAATGTTCGCCTTCCTCACTCGGCTCGGAGTTCAGAGTTTGACCCCGACATGGCACCATGGCTTAACGACATCATTCGAGCGGTGACTAACGACCGGGTGAAGCAAATCATTGTGCGAATGCCAACGGGCGCGGGGAAAACGACCTTCCTCGAACTCATCTGCCCGTATATCGTAGCAAATCAACCCGGGCCGATGCTCCTGGTCGAGCAAACCGATGACACATCAAAGGATTGGGCAGAGTCTCGACTCATGCCCGTTTTTGAAGCGTGCGAACCTGTCGCTAGGCTTTTCCCAGAAGACCGGCATCAGAAGCGGAAATCGGCCATTCTGTTTCCGCACATGGCACTTTTCATGAGCGGCGCAAACATGTCAGGGGCGCAGGGAAAATCCATGCGTTATGTCTACTGCGATGAGGCGTGGCAATTCAAAGCGGGCATTCTTGGAGAACTTCAGAAGCGTCTTCATGACCGAGTCAACCGCAAGTTCATTGTGTGCTCGCAGGGATGGGAATCTTCACACGAAACCGAATCGTTTTGGAAAATGGGAACGACCCACGAATGGGGGTACGAGTGCGCCGCGTGCGGGGTCTGGCAAAAATGGAGTTGGCTTGGGATTAAATACGACAACCCAGAGGAGGGCAAAGAATGGAACTGGCAGGCACTCCGGGAATCGGTTCGGCACGAGTGCCCGGAGTGCGGGCACGTCACAGTAAACTCAACCGCGGGACGGCGCGCGATGTCAGCACATTCAAGTTACCGAGCCGAAGTGGGAGAAAACTCCATTGAAGGCAACGTCAACTTTACGCTGCCGGCATGGGCTGTGTGGTGGATTGACTGGGCCGACCTTGTGGTGGAGTGGGTCAAAGCCAATCAGGCAAAATTAAAAGGCAACATCGAACCGCTGAAGCAATTCAAACAAAAGCGAGGTGCGCAGGTTTGGACAAACGAAGAGGACAGGCCGACAATAAATTTGCTCGCGGCAAACTACAGTAAAATGGAGTATGCGGACGGGCAAAAGATCGACGGGGAGGTGGTTCGGTTTTTAACGGTGGACGTGCAGCAGGACCATTTCTGGGCGTGTGTCAGGGCATGGAGAGCGGATGGAACTTCGATGTTGATTTGGTACGGGAAAGTTTTGACGCATGAAATGATCAAGCAACTTCAGGAGCGCATGGGCGTCAGGGACAACCTCGTTTTTGTAGACAGCGGATATGAGACAGGGACCGTTTACGAACTCTGCTCTAAAACATCACGGTACGTCAAAACCGACCTCGGAAACGAATGGATCCGGAACTCGGGCTGGACCGCTTTGAAAGGTTCGGGGACTGACAGGTGGGCGCACATTCCCGCAAACGGCAGAAAGCTAGAAAAATTCTTTTCGCCTCCAATCAAAGTGATGTCGCTTTCCGGCAACCATTGTCGGCTCATGCACTGGAGCAATTTGATTACAAAAGATAAGCTGTCGCATTTGCGCGCCGCGGGTCCTGACGTATGGGCGTTCCCGGAAGATGTCGGAGAAGAATACATGGAGCAGATCGTTTCGGAAGTGAAACGGGACGTTGTAGACAACCGGACAAAAGCCATCACCCAAAGGTACGTGACCATCAATCGAAACAACCACGCTTGGGATTGCGAGGCGATGCAGGTCGTTGCGGCCGCGATTACCAACATCCTGAAAGGGCTTGCAAACGACGAGTCTCCCGTGTAAACGTCGGGCGACAGATGGGGCTTCTCGGCTACACCTCCCGCACTGGGTACCGGTGGGGAGGTGTTGCTTTTTGCTTCACGTCTCGATCTTAGGTATGATACCCGGACTTCGGTTGATGGTTACCGCAATGATGACCAGAGATTCCGTAGAGCTTGCTGCTTTACGCGATGGCGCATTTGAAATTTCAACCGCTCCAAACGGGCAGGGAACTTTGATTTCTTCCTCAATCAATGGTTCGGCGTTTACTTTTTCAATGCCGGGATCTGCAACTCTTACACCAATGCAAGTGACTATGATTGCACAGCTTGCGTTAGACCATAAGTGTTCTGGGTTCGCTCGCCCGACCACAAAAACAACCGTCCGCTTCCTTTAAAAATGTTGTCCAAACTTATCAACGGAGTGGCAAAACTCCTGAAACCGAAGAGCGAATACACCCGGGCGCAGGATCAACGGTTGATTGAGGCGGGATGGTGGGCGCAGCGTCCGTACTGGACAACACACGCGCAACCGATGTCGAAAAGTGTTTCGATGACCGAACACAAAACGCTGACATCAGCGGCCAACAGGATTTACTGGAATTATGGCCCGGTTCAAGCGGGGATCGACGCTAAGGGCACCTACGCTGTCGGGCGCGCGTTTCGCCCTGTGTTTGCGGGGAAAGACAAGGAATGGGGAAAGATGGCTGAGGAATGGCTGGACGATTGGCAAAATGTCGCCTTCGTGGATGGCGTTGACTGGACGACAGGATTGTGGAGGTTGTCGGTCGCGATGGATCGCGACGGGGATCACGGAATTTTGCTTTCGGAAGCGAAGACTGGATTCCCCCAATTGCAGTCTATCCCGTGGCACGCGATCGGCGTCAGGAACTCTGGGGAACTGATTGAAAAGGGTCCGTACAAAGGACTGCGCCAACACCTTGGAGTTGCCATCAATCCGGAAGGCAGACCCGTCGCATTTTCAATTCTTGGCCCAACTGAAGAGCAGGATCAGTGGGTTTCGGCTCGGTCAATGATGCTTGTTCGGGAACATCCGAACGTCGATTTTTACCGAGGACTCTCTTCGCTCACTTCCGGAATCATGGACCTTCGAGCTGCGTTTGAAATTGGACGCAACATCAAGCAGGCCGCTCAACTCGCATCTACGCTTGGGCTGATCGTTCACAACGAAATGGGAATGGCAGATCCTACGGACCAAGCTTTTGCATATGCCGATGTTCCACCTCCCGGGCAGTCTGGGCTTCGCGTTGAAGAGCGCATGGGGGGAACGATTCAATATTTTCGCGCAGGTGCCGCGGAGAAACTGGAACAGCTTAAAAATGAAATTCCTTCGGAAGCTACGGATCGCCTCACTGAACGCCTTATTCGTCAATCTTTGCTTGGTGCCGGCCTGCCTGTCGAATGGTTCTGGCGTAACGAAAACGGCGGCGCGGACGTTCGCGCGACAACTGAAAAGGTAAACCGCATCGTGAAGGACCGGCAGGACGTGCTGCGCATGAACGCGCGCCGGGCTATCGGATATGTTGTCAGCAAAGCAATTAAACTTGGGCAGCTCCCAGCGTACAAAGGCCCAGACGCTGGCGGATTTCTCAAGTGGACGTTCACGACGCCCCCAATTCTTACAGTTGACGCGGGGCGCGTTTCAGCAGCACAGCTTGATGCATATCGTGCTGGGATGGTCAACATGACGGAGATCGCTGCCGAGGGAGGAAAGACTCTCGATCAGCACCTAGACGAGCGCGAAGCTGAGATGGTCAACATCCGTGAACGCTGCGCACGCTCCGGGCTGCCGTTCTCCGATTTCGTGCTGCAAACGCCGAACGGCAACGTGGCGCAACCTACTCCGACCCAAACGAAATGAAGCACAAACGATTCTCACACATCATCGAAGCGGTTTACCACAAGCCGTGGTTCATTACCCCGGGAGGATACAAAGCGATTCGGCAGGTAGTTGACGCGCGTCTTGCGCGGGCCGAGATGCCTGACCTTTCGGAATACGAAGGGAATGAACGCGAAGAAATGACCATCGATGCAAACGGCATCGCGCATATCTGCGTTGAAGGAACAATGGCCCGGGGAATCTCGGCGCTTGAAGCCATCTGCGGAGGGTTCGATTATGAATGGCTGGAGGACGATCTTCAAGAGGTTCAGCGCGCTGGCGTGAAGGGAGTGTGGATTGAGTTCGACACACCAGGTGGCGCCGTTGAAGGCAACTGCGAATGCGCCGATATGCTCCAAGAGATCGCCAAGAAAACGCCAATCGTGGCGTGGTCTGATGGAACCTGCGCCTCTGCTGGGTACAACCTCGCGGTGTCCTGCACGAAACTCTATGGCTCGCAATCATCGACATGGGGAAGCATTGGCACGATCATCCCGTGGTGCGATGAGTCGGCCGCTTGGGAAGAAGAAGGAATGAAATGGGACCCCATCACGAACGCCGAGGGCGTGCTCAAGGGGGCCGGCATGGGGCCATCGCTGACAGCAGCTCAACGCGCGTCGCTTCAAGAATACGTTCAGGACGCGTTCGATCAGTTCCGGGGGAACGTGCTTCGGAACCGAAAAGTATCAGATGATGCCATGCGCGGGCAGGCATTCTTCGCACCCCGGGCGCTTGCGAACAATCTCATCGACGGCATTTCAACCGAACAGGTCGCATATAATAAATTGCTTGCAATGGTCTGACGCATCGCCGATAGTGCGCTGAATCTGACATGGAAGACCCTCGCTTGCGGCACGGCAGGCGGGGGTCTTTTGCTTCACGTAAGGGGTATAGGTATGGACACACCCGCAACCTTGGCTGACGCGCTCTCTGCGCTGAATGCCGCTAATGTGCGCACGACCGAGCTTCACGCCGAGGTTGCTACGCTCAACGAACTTCTCAACGAAGCATCCGCAACAGGCAATGAGCGAAACGCTTTGAAAGCAGAACTCGGAGTGATTAACGCAAAAAACACGGAACTTGCCCAGCAGCTTGCTGGCATTGTGAACAGCGTGAAAAGCGTAGATGAGCAGGCCGCTGCCGTAGTTGCTGCTGCTGGTCATCCTCCCGTCGAACTCACTCCTAACCCGGATACGGTTGCGAAAAACGAAACTCTTGCTGAACGCCTTAAAAACGTAACAGACCAAGGGGAACGCACTCGCATTCGTCACGAATTTTTCAACTCACTCAAATAACCTCACTTAGCTTATGTCGAACACACTCGGAACTTTAAATAGTGCGCTGATCCTTCAGACAGCGTTGTCGCTCGTTTTCACTAAACGTCCTCTCTTGCAAGCAATTAGCAAGGATCTGTCGCCGATGGGAGCGAAACAAAACCAAACAATCCTCACTCGCTTGAAGAGCATCCCTGCTGTCGTCAATGACGACCAGACGCTGCCCAGCTTCACGACGAGCGATGTTCCCGTCACGCTGGATCACGTAAAGCGTGTTGGCGCAACCTTCACTTCTGCTGAACTCAATTCGACTTCCCGTAATTTGATTGAGGAACTTGCCGAACCCATTGCGGTTGCAATGGCAAACAGCATCGTTGATTCCGTTGCTGCGTTGTGGACATCTGGAAATTTTTCCAACTACACGTTGGACAATACTCCCGGATACAACACGCTTATCGAACTTCGCAAGGCGTTTATTGATCGCGGGATCAATGGCAACCGCTACCTGAGCGTGAATGCTGCAACCTACGCAGCCCTGTTGGAGGATCCGTTGATTACACGTCCGAACCGTTTTATGTCGGTTGGAACTGACATCATCCAGACTTCTGAAATTGCTGGCGTAGCCGGGTTCTCAAACATCTTTGAATACCCAGCCACACCAACTACTAACTTCATGACCGGGTTTGCTTGCACGCCTGAAGCTGTGGTATTGGCTTCCCGCGCTCCGCAGGACCCTCGCGAGGCGTTCGGTGGCAACATCCCCTTCCCTGGTAACTTTGAAGTGCTGACCGACCCAATGACAGGATTCTCCGCTGCTGCCGTTGAATTCATCAACCCGCTCACGCTTGATGTGACCGTGTACCTGAAATGGATTTACGGCGTTGCAGTGGGCAACTCTGCTGCCGGCCAGCGCCTCGTCTACAACGACTAGGCTTTAACGCAAAACGAAATATGCGCCTGCACGTTGTAATTAGCCGTTCGCCTTCAGGTTCGATCGTCACCCTTTATCTGGGTGACGGTCGGGCCGAAGCCCTTGATGCGTACACGCAAGCAAACGAGCCTGGGGATATTGTTGAGATGTATTCGTACATGGAAATATCCCGCCGCAAAGTGATTGCGTCAAAAAAGAAAAAATGAGCCGCTACCTTGAGATTACGGAAGCAGCAATGAAGCAGGCGCTTGCGTTTGCTTCAACTGACTCCGTGACCTACAAGGGCGTGACGGTTCACGCAGCAGCTCTCGAAGACACTTCGGACTCGTTGAATTTTGGAGGGTTTGAGCAGCATTTCAAAGGCGTGGTTTATGTCCTAAAAACGGGCTTCCCTGAACCTTCCAAAGGCGACCGGATTGAACTGAATGGAACAACGCGGCGCATCACTGGGTGGACTGAAACGCCGGTGAACTGGGGACTGCATCTGGAGGACATCAGCCGATGATGGACGGCCTTTTATGCGAAGAAATTCGCACTGCACTTCAGGCTGAATATCCCGGCGTTTACGTTGGGTTACCGCAGGACAACGAAGCAATTCCTGCCCCTGCAATTTTGCTCGAAATGCAAAGCGATGTTTTGCTGGGGTCACCATTTCAACGCGGCTCATTGACCGTCAACATTTGTTCGCAAGCCGATGACACATCCCCGGAAGAGCACACCGTTTTTGCTGCTGCGGTTGACGCGTCAATGCGCGCAGTGGCATGGGTGCCTGTGACCGTAAAACTTTACGGAATCGTTTGTCAGTCAACCAACATGCTCCGGGAAGAACGACACTGGAGAACCACAATCAACTACGTAATCGGCTTCGGCCCAACATCTTAAACTTATGCCATCATTCGGGGTATCCAGTAATTTTGGAGGAACACCTCCAGCGGGAGGGATTCTTCAAAGCTCAGAAGAGTCAATCGACAAAGAGGTTGCAACAATTAAAGGCGCAACAGGAAGAACAGAAGAAGTATTGGCAAAACCTCGTCAGGTTAGAAATGTCACCATAAAAAGCAAAGGCGCTGCCGGACTTATTGCTGTTGCAGCAGGCCCAATGAGTAGCGGCACTGTAACAAGCGCAAAGTATTCTGAAACAAACGACGACTTTGGCACAAGCGAAGTCACAACAACTTTCTACTCTTAATTTATGCCTTCAACATTTGGGATTCATTCAATCAGCGGGGAACTAATTGAAGCTGTTGATTGCGAAGTCAAAGCGGACGTAAAAGAGCTGCTTACCTTCGCGGGCGCACATAGCGCAGCGCAGGCTGTGGACGTTACGTTTAGTTTTACTGTAAAAGGCAAAGGCACTACGGCTATTGTGGTTGGGGCTGGAGCCGGCGCACCGGATGGCGTGGATGGCCATGTCGTTATTACAAACGTAACGAAAACCCAAACCAATGAAGACTGGGAAGGATTTTCGTACACCGGTGTCGGTTACAAATACGCGTAACGCACTTCAACGAAATATCTCATGAAAATAGGACAGCGTATAGATTTCGTACAAGACAACCTTCACCCGCTCAAGAGCCCTAACACGGACCTTGTAGCGGCGTGGTTGACGTGTGGTGGGTCACTTTTAAAAGAGGATCCATATTCATGGACCGTTGAGGAAACACCCGCAGGGCCAAAACAGACGATCACTTACCACATTGACGGTGAAGTGAATGTGACCAATCAAGGGGAACCTCTTTCATTTCAGGAATTTCGTCGGCGCTGGATGGATAAAGAATGGTGCGAAAAAAACGATGAGCACCTGATTTCATACATGCGTTTATTTCGGGACAACTCGGTGAAGTTTAAAGCGTGGATTAAGGAAGCGAAACCCGCCGTATTGATTCGCCGAGGAAGCCGAGTGGCAATCATTCATCCGGATCTTCCCGAAGCCCGAAAAACACAAATTCTTGCAGAACTATGACACCAATAAACGACTTTTTAGATGGGGAGAAAACCATTGCGGGTATGGTTTTCAGACCGTTCACAGTGGGCTCAAAACTATTATGCTCACAAATGAAACTAAGCATGTTCATTGAGCCTGAAATTCCTATTACAGAAGAGGAAGCAATTCGTCAAATCATGGCATTTTCTTGGTTTCATGTTGCGCCTTTACGTGAAGTTCTTTGCGCACTTCGAGAAGGGCGTGGAAATGATGAAGCTTTACTGTTTTCGTTTGGCGTTGAACCTCACGCGATTGAGGAAATTGTTTCTGAAATCAATCGGATTTCTGAAAGAGCAAAAAAGAACGCGGTTCAGGTCGTCGAAAAAAATACAACTAAAGACAAGGATGCGCCGGGAAACTCTGTGGGCCAGATTGGATAGAAAGCTGCATCTACGGTCTGGCCAATAACTACGGATTTTCAGAGCACGACATTTTATGGACCATCCCCTACACTCGAGTGCTCAAATACATGCACGCGGCTATGTGGGCGAACGGTGCATGGACAATAAAGCAACAAGACGTTGCGCCGGTGGAGTTGTCAAAACTAATGGATTTATCAGCATCGGCCGCAATTTATGAGGACGAAACTTTCTGCGAAAATTGAAGAGGCTCGGTTCAAGCAATGGCTTGGAAACGTCCTTCGCACGTGCAAACGGGAGGTGTCCGTGGTTGCGCAGGAGAATTTCAAATATGTAATTCGCGATTGCTTTTCGCTTACGCCACCAATGGCCGACACGTCTTACGCTAAAGGATTTGCGGCATCAAAACGAGCGATCAAAAAAGATACCGGAAAAGCGTTCCGCGCGCTCACTGAAAAAGGCTTGGCTCAACTTGCAAAGCGAAACCAAAAACTCCCTTCAGGAGGAATGTCGGCGGCGCTGAAATGGTATAGGTCACAACTCGATGCGAACAAAAAAGTTCATTTGTCAGGCGATAAACGTCTGATTTCAAAACTCCAGCTTGAACAGCTTCGGCAGCATTTAATCAACAACATCGGCATCACTGCCGCCGGTTGGGTTAAGGCAGCGAGAGAATTGAATGTGCGACCAGCGCCCCCGGATTGGGTCACAAAGCACACGGGCAAAAATCCGGGGTCGTATCAATTTCGAGTGTCCGGCAATTCGCTGAGTATGGTTGCAAAAAACACATCGAAGCACAATCGCTCGGACTACATTCAATCGACCATCTACCGGGCGTTCCGCGCGAGGACAAACAACATCATGAAGAACATCACCAAAGCGCTTGCGGCAGGCAAGGTTGACGCTGCCGCAATTGATTGGGGACAAAAGGTGCGATAACCTATGGCATTTCAAGCAGCACTCAGCATGGATGTCAGCGGGTTCACCGCTGGCATTAACAAAGCATCCAGCGGCATTGCAAGCCTTGCGAATACCGTCAAGGGCTTGGCTATTGTTGAATATGGGGGGAAGGCGCTAGGGGCCATGGCGGACGTTGTAGGGGGGGCTTTCAAAGGGATGTACAGCGCGATGGAAGCAGGGGGCGCGCTTGTTGATTTATCGGAACAGACCGGGCTTGCCGTCGACAAATTAATGGTGCTTCAAACCGCATTCCAACAGGCGGGACTCGGGGCCCAGGAGGTGCAACCTGTCGTCAATAAAATGCAGAAGGCCATTGAGACTGCCGCAACCGAGGGCGGAACTGCTGCTGCTGTTTTTGATAAACTGGGACTGAGTGCCGGGAAGCTTTCAGGGATGAAGGCTGACGAGCAATTGACGGCAGTTGGCGAAGCAATGAACAAAATTCAAAACCCAGCGCAAAAAGCATCCGTAGCGATGGAACTTTTTGGAAGAGGAGGTGGGAAGATGCTGGCGTTGTTCGCGAGCGGTGGATTAGACGACGCCGCGACAGCGGTGGGCAACCAGGCGCAGCTGATGAAAGAGAACGCTGGCGTGTTTGATAAGGTCACAGACATCCTTGGAACCGCTGCGACAAAACTCCAAGGGCTTTACGTGGGCATCGCAAGCAAGGTTGCGCCGATGCTGATGGAGGCGGTTGAAGCCTTTAACTCGGTTGACCTTTCAGGGCTTGGCGAACAAATTGGAACAATTGTTTCAGTCGTTCTTGAAGCGTTTTCGACCGGAGTTCTCGGGCAGCTCACTTTGGATTCAATGAAATACGCGTTCGTGTGGGCGGTGAACTTTGTATCATCAGCGCTTGCCGGGGTATTTTCGGGGATACTTCAAACCGTTGTCAGTACGTTCAGCTTAGTCACCTCGGCAGACTTTTGGGGAGGAGTGTTGACGGCTTTGGTAGGTGCTGCGCAGGAGTTCATCGCTATTCTGGCGGATGGCGTTGCAGGCATCCTTGATGAGTTTGCGACGGTGCCCGGGATTGGCGGTAAAGCGGGGAGCGCAGCAACAACCGTGCGCAACTACGCTGGTGAAGTTCGTGGGCGCTCACAAGACAATGTCATTTCAGGGCTGGAACTTATTCAGCCTATGATTCAAGGAATGAGCATGGACCTGAAAGGGGCCGTGGTTAACGCGGCAAACGCGGCACCGCAAATGGCGCAATCAACAGCCATCCCAGATTTGATTTCTAAACTTCAAGAAGGTGCTGCCGCAAGGCAAGAAAAAGTAAGGCAGGAGAACCCATTCAAAGAAAAAGACCTTGGCGGGGGGTTGTCTTTGAACGCGCAAAAGGGGCAAGCCATTGGAGATTTTTCTTTCGCGTCGTCGATGGCAAAAATTGGCGGCAGTCAATTTGGACCGGCCATGGATACGGGAACAAATCAACTTGCCGTTTCTCGGCAACAGTTAGAAGAGCAGCGCAAAATGTCGCAGCAACAGGGCCAATCAAATGCGCTGCTTAAACAAATCGCCGAAGCAAAAGGCGGCAACGCAACTTGGGGTTAAATATATGGCAACTCTTGTTAAATCAGTCACTTCGCGTGACACAAAAGGTTTTTACACAACCGAAAATACTTACGAAGCTTTTGATGGACCAATCTCAGCAACTTCTGGGGCACGGTCTTGGTCGCAATCAATTAGCGATGGCAAGTACACTTTAGTCGAAACCTTTCAAGACGAAGTTCCAGACCCAGGCAACCCAGGTCAAAATTACTTTCCCGACACGTGGACAATGGAAGTTTCAACGTCTTCGGAGCCGATTGAAACGCACCCATATTTTTCGGATGTGCAGGATTACCAATGGTCGCAAGTTCGGCTTTGGAAAAACGGGACCCCGAGTCCGCCAGATTGGACACCATCAACAGCAGGTGGTTCGCTTGTAAAATATCAATCTTTGATAGACAAAGGCACAACCACTTACCTTGCGCCACGCATTGTCATCAAGCACATTTATGTAAGCACATCAGCTCCATCACTCACTGGTGTTGGGGCTATTGTTTGGCCCGATGCACCGTTTTCAAGTCCCGCAGGGATTGACTATGTTCTCACGGGAGCTTCAATTGTGCGTGAGGGGGCAAACCTTAAAATTTCTCTCGAATGGCTTGGGAGTGCTTTTGGAGGCTGGGACCCCATTCTTTATTACGGAACCCCTCCAGCTTAATATGGACCTTCCCACAATCACTGCTGGAATGCGGTTGCTTGCCGATGACATTAACCGTATCGCGCGCGAAGTTCGGGCCAGCGCAATAACCTCTGTTGTCGGTGGAAAGTTTATACGCTCTCAAGCGGGAACCAGCATCACGATTGATATGTCGGCAGGGCGAGGAGGAGGGGCAAGCACTACGATTTGCAACTTTCAATGTACGGATGCAACTATCACAGACCAAGGGACAAAAACTTTTAGGGTTGAGGTTCGTCAGCAGGTCGTCCTCGCTCCGAACGCGCGGTGGCCGCAAGGCATGTCAATTGACGGGCCTCCATTTCGGATCACGCTCACGGAATCGTCGTACATTTATTTGAAGTACATTTACGTGGACAACGATGTGATCATCAAACCGGATGAAGACGCAATCACCATCGCACACGACACAGACCCTTTTGTGAACACGGTGAACGAAGAATACGTTTTGATTGCAACGGTCAAAATCAAAGACAACGTGCTGACAATCACGAACGCGTGTCCCGTCAACTATCCGAACCCATGTCATTTGAACTGGAGCGCATCGCCTGAACCGCCTCCTACAAATCCATGAACTGCTACGAGTTCACATCAAACTTAGTTAAGGAGCTTGATTTTGTCATCACGGTCACCATGAACGAAGATCAAGTGCCGTCGCTTCAAGGTGACGTTGAATTCACGAAAATATACCAATATCGATGGCTTCAGGTTTGCAACAGTTGGTATCCGCGCAGGTATGCGTACGATTGCCAGCGATTTTTAATTCTAACGACCGAATGGGACGGGACTACAAACAAGCCTCCCGACCAGTGGGACACTAGCAAAATCACGCCTGCGCTTGATCCTTACGCGTTTCATTCTTTTGGGCTTCTATGGCCCAAACCTTGGGACAACACGGACCCATATTACGAGCGCGGAGTTGCGGTTTGGGAAAATCGAAACGCATATCAACACGTGGCCTATTTTTGGTTTGGCGACCCAAATTTTGAATCGCCTGCAAATATTTGGATCATGTTTGAACGGTTTGAGGACGGCGCAACCGGAGTTATGGTTCCTGGGCCGCCCCCGCTTCCTTTTCCATGGGATGTCGAGAATCCCATTGGAACGGCTAAAGTAAAAATTCAAAAGAAAACAAATCCTACCCCATGATCCCACGTTGGTTGGTGCAAAAACGACATGAGACTTGCGCTCTGTGTGAACTGAACCGAACGTGTGATGATAAATTCACCTTGCTCGATGAGGCACCATCGTGTACGGTCTCGAAGCTTCACAGCCTTGAGGACGAATTAAGATGGAGGAAGGCTTGGCCCGAAACAGCAGACGCTGTGAGTGGCTGTTGCGATCCTGCTTCACACGCGCCTTAAAGGTATGCTTCCCGCTTTATTTTCAAACGCAATCACCCGGGGAAGCGATTGGACTTTTGGGTTTCAAGCGAGAAGCCAAGGGTCGACATCTCCGCTAGTCGATTTCACTGATTGGGAATTCTCTTCCACGCTGAAAACCGCAGACGGCGTGGCAATGACGACTCCGAGTTTTTCATTGCACACACCCGAGTGCCCCGTGTTTAGTTTATCTCACACGCAGACAGCTTTGCTCGCCAAGCAGTCCGGCGCCGTGCTCACCATCAACGCCGTCCGCCCAGATGGCGCTTTTTTAGTTTTCGCGCGTGGGCGCATCACCATTTCTTGACCCTATGAGTTGCGATTCAAATAACGGTTGCGGGCCACTGATCATTGAGCTCTTTACGGGAGTTCCGGGAATTCCCGGTGAATCAACAATGCCCGGACCACAAGGGCCAATCGGACCACAGGGACCAATCGGGCCTCAGGGGCCGCAAGGCGTTCAAGGGCCGACAGGAAACACCGGCGCGCAAGGAAACACCGGCGCGCAAGGTGAACAGGGAATCCAAGGCGTGCCCGGAATCCAAGGGCTGAAAGGTGACACTGGCGCAAAAGGGGACACCGGAAATACAGGTTCGCAAGGCGCGAAGGGCGACACGGGAGCGACAGGTTCACAAGGCGCAAAAGGCGACACCGGAAACACAGGGGCGACTGGAGAACAAGGCATCCAAGGGATTCAGGGGGTACAGGGGTCAAAAGGTGATACGGGCGCAACAGGGCCGCAGGGTGAACAAGGAATTCAAGGCGTAAAAGGCGACACAGGTTCGCAGGGCGCAAAGGGAGATACCGGCGCGACCGGACCGCAAGGGGATAAAGGGGACCGTGGCGACCGCTATGCCTCCACATCGACTTCGAGCGTTGTCCTTGGCACTGGATCAAAGACTTTGACACTTGCCCCACTGGGGCTCGGGTACACGCTGGCGCAACCAATCATCATCGCCAGTCCGATTGGAGTCATGCACGGCGTGGTGACTTCGTACGCGCCACTGACTGGTGTTCTTGTTGCCGAAATTGCTTCGTACACAGGAAGTGGAACGGCAACCGATTGGACGGTGAATCTCGACGGCGTTGCTGGTGTGCAAGGGCCACAGGGGCCAACCGGCGCAACAGGAGATACTGGAGCCACTGGCGCAACAGGTCCACAAGGGCCAAAGGGGGATACGGGAGCGCAGGGAAATGCAGGGGCCAAGGGAGACACGGGCACGACCGGTGCCAAAGGTGATACCGGGGCGCAAGGACCAGCGGGCGAAACAGGGGCAACGGGTGCTAAGGGGGACACGGGTACAGCGGGGCAAGGGCTAACTAATCGCGGCGCATGGAATACAACGAATACATACGCTGCCTACGATTTTGTGAGCAACGGCGGCAGCTCGTACATTGCGCTGAAATCAGTGCCGGCCAACACGGCAACGACCGATGCCGAGTTTTGGCAGGTGATGGCGATCAAAGGAAACGACGGCGCGACCGGATCAAAAGGCGACACGGGCGCGACAGGATCAACGGGAGCGCAAGGTGCAAAAGGTGACACGGGGTCACAGGGGCCGCAAGGTGAGCAAGGAATCCAGGGCATACAAGGCGCCAAGGGTGATCAAGGCAACGTCGGCCCACAAGGCCCAGAGGGCACTGTTACGATCGTAGCTGGCAGCATCGTCAGCGCATTTACTGGCAACGGATCCGCAACAGCATTTTCTCCGGTCGAAGGCTACAACGGCACGGACGCAGGCTCGTACATTGTAAGCGTTGGCGGCATCGATCAGCGCCCTACAACGGATTGGACGATCTCGAGCGCCAACAGCGGCACGATCACCTTTGCCAGCGCACCACCCAATGGCGCGTCAATCGTCGTGCGCGCGTTTGTGGGGGCATCTGGAGGCGGCGGAGGAAGTGGAGACGCTACATCGCTTCAGGGCCGCGCATTAGCCGACACGGCACCGACTGACGGGCAGGCAGTCGTTTGGGATGAAGCAAATGAAACGTGGAAACCCGGCACTGTTATAACAAACAATACATCCGCGCAACGGGCTTTTGCTATCGGTGACGCGTCAACTGCTGGAGACACAGGTTTTGCAATTGGGCCATACGCCAGAGCTGGCGCCTATGGGATGGCGATTGGCGCAGAAACGGTGGCAGGTCCATACGAGTTAATTATTGGGAGCGCCGCAGCGGCTCCTGCTTATAACATCGTGCAAATTGGTCCATACAGTCTTGGGGGGATGTCAAACGACATTCAAAATCACACTACTCGAATTGATTTTCTGGACGGCGAAGAAGCAAACACTCGCAGCAAAATCAACGAAATTATCACATTTGTGAATTCCATCGGCGCTAACATCTCGCCTCTCTAATTTTATGCTCAACAAACCCACAGGCGACATGCTCAACGCAGCGGGATCCGCAACCCCGCAGGGACTCGGGACTGCCAGCGCTGGGACTGCCACGGCCTACTCTCGCGAAGATCACGTGCACGCAATTCCGACGCTGTCCGGGGATGTGACAAACACGGGCGCAGCGGTGACGGTTGCTAAAATTCAGGGATCTGCAGTGTCTGCCAGTGCGCCTGGCAGTGGGCAAGTGCTGACATGGGACGGTACGCAGTGGGCACCAGCGCAGGGCACTGGCGGCGGTGGTGGCGGTGGGGCTAATGGACTCACCTACTACCTCAATCAGGCCACAGCAGCAGACGCGCCTACGACCGGCATCACCGGCACGCCGCACCAACTCTGGCGCAGTGGCGAGGCCGCGCAGACCACGCTAACAAGCGGCAGCCTCACGCAAAATGTGTGGACGCTATTGGCTGGGTTTGTCAGCGAGTCAACACCCATTGACCCAGACGTAACGCTGATCCCGGCAGGACTGTGGGATTTCAACGTGTGGGCATACGGTGACGCTAACGTTAATGCAGGCACCAGCATTCGCTGCCGAGTCTACAAATACAACGGTAGCGCGTTGACTGAGATTGCGTCTCCATCCAGCGATCAGGTCATCAATGGCACGTCCGCGCAGTACTCGCTTTCTGTTTTAATTCCGCAGACAACGCTCCAATTAACCGACCGCATCTATGTGGCAATTGAGGGACGCGCGACAGGCAACAACCATAACGTCACGCTGCAGTTTGGCGACTCTACGCCAAGCCATGTTCACACGTCCTTGCCGCTGGTGGGCGGCACAGGCCTTTGGAAAAGTATTGCTGGAGTGCTGCAATCGCCGGCGTCGTTGCTTGTTAACGCAGACGTGGATGCTGCCGCGGGGATTGCGTGGAGCAAAATAGAACCGTCGTATTTTGGTGCGCAAGTTAAGATTGTTGGGCGTGATGCAGCTACCATCCAGGGCTGTATTGACCTGTGCACAAGTGCCTCGGCCACAAATCCATTTACAGTCCTAATCCCGCCAAAAGCAGGAAATTACGTCGAAGATTTGACACTAAAAGGCAGTGTGGCGCTAGTGGGTTTAAGTAATCCGCTAAACTCGGATGCGATACAAATTCAGGGATCTCACACGTACACACCAGATCTTACTAGCAGCAACAGTAACCGCATCGGGCTTCAAAACCTGACGTTCATTACGGCATCTTTAACCGCCAACACGATCTCGGTTGTAGCTGGCACAGGTGGCGTCAAATACGCCTCGCAGCTTCGCTTCTCCGGGTGCGTATTTTCGGGAGGCAAAAACAGCGGAGTTAGTCACATCAACACATGCGACAACGTCGCGCTTTACATCGACAATTGTCGCTTTGAAAGCACCACCGGCAACGCTGCTTCAAACGGAATTTTGCAAGGCAACGGACCGTTGTATCTGTCTAACAATGTGCTTTTTGACGTGTTCGGCAGGGCAATTGATGTGCCTGTGTCAACGACACTTACAAAAACGGCAACGTCCACGACTGGCTCGTTCACGCTGACTGTCAGCGACACGACAGGGTTGTCTGTTGGACAAAAGATTTCGGGCACAGGGCTCTATTCCACGACGACAATCACGGCTATCGGATCCGGCACGGTCACGATGTCAACGCCTCCGCAGACTGCTGCGGCTGGCTTCACGGCAACCTTTGGGCAGACACCGTACGTTGAGATTCACGACTCGGTTTTAGCAGGAAAAGGCGCAGAGACAGTACGACTTGGAAACGGGTTACTGACATGCAATAACTCAAATTTTACAAACACAGCATCCGTCGGCAGTGGTATTAACATGCTCACATCCAACACGGTTGTCGGTATCGTCAGCTCGTCGTTTACGATCTCGGATGTGACAGCCTACGTTATCACAGCGGCAGCGGCGACGTGTTACGCGGCACTTAATGGCATCGCATATTCCAGCTCAATCCTTGGCGCATATAGCACGTTGATTGGAGCCAACGTCACAGTGGCAGATTACTCCGCACGCGCAACCAGCATCGAAAACGGTGGCACCGGCGCGACTACTCAGCAGTCTGCACTCAATGCACTTGCTGGTGCGGTGACGGCAAACCGCGTGCTGGCTGGGAATGGCACTAACATCACGTTGCGCGCGCTGGCTGCGGCGGATATCCCGAGTCTAGACACTGGCAAACTGACGACCGGCACGCTGCCGGTGGCGCGGGGTGGTACAGGCGCAACAACGTTGACCGGGCTTGTGAAGGGCAATGGCACGTCCGCGATGACTGCTGCTACTGCTGGCACGGATTACCAATCTCCAATCGGCACAATCTCTGGCATCGTCAAAGGCAATGGCGCAAACGCACTCACGGCAGCAGTAGCGGCGGACGTTGCCGCGACGCTCGGCAGTCAGACAGCCGCCTATGTTTACGCAGCTCCAGCGGCTGCAGCAGGGACGCCAGTGTTTCGCGCATTGGTTGGAGGTGATCTTCCGGCGACATTCACGCAAAGCCAAACCTTTGCAGCAGGGACGACGACGGTGGCTCCGTTTAAGTTTCAGGCCGGAGTTAAACTCACGACAGCAGTTGCTCACGCAGTGGAGTGGGATGGGACAAACCTTTATGCTACTAACGCGACGCCCGCACGTCGTAGGGTGGCATACATCGACGACATTTGGACAACCGTTGCCACTCCCGCTCCTACGGGCACAGTTGCGTTTTATTCCGAGACGCAAGATGTACTTTACTACCAGACGGCAGCAACCGGAGCCTGGACGCTCAACATCACGGGCACATCTGCCCCAGTGACGCTGAACACGTTGATGGCCATTGGGCAGAGCAGAACAGTGGTCTTGATGGTGCTTCAGGGAGCGACGGCATATGTACCATCCATTCAAATTGATGGAGCAGCGGTGACTCCGAAATGGGGATCGGAAGTAAGCACTGGCAACGCGAGCAAAACGGACATGATGTCGTTTACAATCCTTAAAACCGCAGCCGCAACATTCACCGTGTTCGCAAGCATCACAAAATTTGCATGAACCGTTTAACGCGAATTGCATCAACATCGTTTGGGCGCAGGGGCTCGGTAGCAGCAGCGGCTAAAAGCTTTACGTGGACATCACGCGCAACGCTTTCGGCGGCTCTTACTTATGTAGGGTATCGCAACGGCTACCACTGGGCGTATGGCACTGACACAACGTATCCGTATTCCACAAACTATTGGTATCGATCGGCCAACGGAACAACGGGGTGGACGTTGTTTGCTAGTTGGATTTGCGGAAACTATAACGCAGGTTCTGGAAAATGCGCTGGGGTTGAATTTGACTCAGTTGCAAATGTGTATTTTTGTGCTCTGACAATCACGCCAACTGATAGCAACCCAAACGCATTTACGGCAATTGCGCGAGTCTACCTGAACGCGAGCACAGGGGCGTCGTCCGGGATTGGGCAAAACACAAATTCGCAGTTCAACTCGTACACGTCATCAACGGATACGGGGACTGATTACCTGTTTGCATCCACCACGCTGAACAGTCTGCAAACGCTTTCTACGACTGGAATGTCACGGATACGAAAATCGGATGGGACAGAGTTCACTTGCACGATCCCTGCCGACAACCGCGTCAACACTCCGCTGAAAAGCATCAACTCACTCGCGTTCGGAAATGGAATTGTCGTCGCTGGCGGCAACTACGATTTCATCACCTACGCAACCGACGGGATCGGGCAAACCTTCACCAACGTCACTGGGACGTTTACGACCGGGGATATTGTGGGGGTTGCTTATGGCGCTGGAAAATTCGTCGCAGTAACAGGCGATGGTCGCGTTGCAACATCGACCAATGGCGCTACGTGGACAGTCACTGCAACGCTCACAAGCCCGGCGCCGGCCAACGGCATCACGTATGCTGCCGGGGTCTTTTTAGTAAATACCAGTAACGCATGGTTTCATTCATCCCCCGATGGGGTTACGTGGACCCGGCAGACATACCCAGTTTACGGGAGCCCGGGATGGTATGACAACCACCTGGGCGGCAATTCATCGCTTGCCGTTGCCATCACTTCTGGCGGACAGATACTAACTTCCCCATGACCACTTCTTGGATTTCAAAAATACTCCCCACAATTGGAAGCTTGCTCGGTGGACCGCTTGGAGGTGCCGCAGTGGAGGCCGCTGGGCGTGCTCTTGGGCTCTCCGACGCGACGGCCGATAAGGTTCAGCGGGCACTCACTTCGGGGCAGCTATCGGCCGACCAGATGGCCGCGTTGCAGGCTGCCGATTTGCAACTCAAAACGCGGATGGCGGAACTTGGAATCGACGCCGAAAAAGTCGCCCAGGCTGATCGAGAAAGCGCACGGTCGATGCAGGTGCGCACTGGTAGCTGGGTGCCTGCTGCTTTAGCCTGCGTCGTCACTGTGGGGTACTTTGGGATCCTGCTCGGGCTTATGACCGGCGACCTGAAACTGTGGGATAATAGCGCAATGACGCTTCTTTTGGGTGCGTTGACCACAGCATGGGGGAGCATTGTGGCGTTCTACTACGGAGCCAGTCATGTGCAACCAGAGCAAAAGAAATGAGCTACCTAAAGGACAACGGAGTTGACGCAGGATTGATTGCCGCAGGCCTAGCAGGCTCGCTGATGCTCATGAGCAAGACCGCAGGCCTTAACCCTGGGCGCACGGTGCTCGCAACCGTTGGCGGGGCCGCGAGCGCTAATTATGTGACTCCTTTGATCCTGCACTTAACAAAGTTAGACCACGATACTTACGCCTACAGTGTGGCGTTTTTGCTTGGTTTTGCGGGATTAAGAGCAATTGAAAAACTAACACAGCTAATGCTTCCGAATGAATCCGCTAACACTCGCAAACGCACTCGCTAACGTCGTCGTGGCTGGTGCAGTTGCAGGCATGGCCATTAAAGTGTTTGGGGATCCTCAGCACAACATTCACCAGCATCCGCAGCTTTTTTGGATCCGCAAATTAATCTCCACCGTCGTTATTTGTGGCGCAGTTTTAAACCTCATCACGCTTTCAACGCCAGGGTGGACCGAGGTGATTTTGAACCTTGGTTTTGCCGGAAATTACCTATTCTCGCTCTACTATCATGACCGTACTTCCAGTTCCAAGCATTCCGCCAATGCAGCAAAGATACCTCAACGGAATTCCCCCCGCAGGGCTCCAAGTGCTGGCAAAACCGAACCGCATTCTTCCTCCCGCCGGACAGGACGGAAACGGACTTCCACCCGATAAAATTACGCCATATTCTGGCATTTACGACGAGCACGGGCGCTTGCCAACGCCAGCGTCAAACCTTACATTCCTCGCTAGTGTATGATGCGCGAATTTCTCCAACATTTGGATGGCAAAGCCGATGAAATTGTCAAAGTCAATGCTGTTGGCGCTGTGGCTTTTGTCATTAGTTGGAGTGATTTTGACCATTATCTGCGAACCGCCGGACTAATTTTGGCGCTCGTGTATACCCTGTGCAAAATCTACCAAGCCGTCCAAGAAATTCGCAAATGAACCTATCCGACCTCGGCATCAAATCCATCATCGGCTGGGAGTGCGGCGGCGAGGCCGAATACAACAACGCACCGGAGTGGCCCGGAGAATCCAGCGGCGTCACCATTGGCATCGGGTACGACCTCGGAATGACGCCTGCAAATGAGATCGTCCAGGCATGGGGGCCCTATGTATCGAGTGATGAATTAAAAGTGCTGGTGGGCCTATCCGGCAAAACGGGACCAAAAGCGCAGCAGCTCCTGCCGCACGTCCGGCATCTGCGGTTTGCTTGGGAGACCGCTGAAACCGTTTTTCGCGAGACGACACTGCCGACGCATTTCTTGCGCACCTTGCGCGTTTACCCGCAAGTCGTTGACCTGCATGGACACTGTGCCGGAGCGCTAGTAAGCCTAGTGTTTAACCGCGGGCCAAAGATGACTTCTGACAATGGGCGGCGCGTAGAGATGGCAGACATCCAAGCGCTCCTTAAAGCCAACAATCTTAACGCTATCCCTGAGCGCTTTGAGGCCATGCAAAGACTCTGGCCGAATACCGGCGGATTGCGGCGGCGGCGGCGTGAAGAAGCGGATTTGTTTCGACTCGGAATTGCGCAACGTGGCGAATAACATCGGTTTACGTTGACTTGCTAACGGCTAGCGAATCGGCTAGGCTAGCAGAATGGAACTTAAACATTATTTTGCCAGCATTGGCGCGCGTGGCGGCGCGGTTTCTTCGCAAAAAAAAGCAGCAGCAGCACGGAAAAACGCGCAAAAACCGCGTCCTAACGCTCGCAAAAACAACGAGTTGCGAAGAATCGAAAAAAATTCTCAAAAAAAGTATTTACTAGCGAACCCGCTTGGCTAAATATAAGCGCCGTCAAAGGGAACTAACCCACGACAGAAACCAAAAAAAACACGACACAATGACAACAGCACTCTTATACAAAATGGAAAACGTTTGGATTTTAGAAACGCGAATGAACAGCACGCACCATGTTGCTCGCAGTTTTGAATTTAATACGGCAACTGCAGCTCGAATTTTTGCAAAAAACAACAAAATTTCGGTCAAACGCGCCACAGGGTGCGATGCATAACATGAGCACATCACACTACGCATCAAGGCCCGCGCAAAACGACATTGGATCCGACACCATCCGGATCCCGCTTGATCGCTCCTTACCTCCTCCCGCGCGTCCGTTAGGGCTCGTCATGTTCATCCTCGGCGGCATCATCCTTTGCGCCGATGGACTCATGGCCGCGTATTTCGCGGAGACCATTTGGGAGGCATCAATCATTTGCACGTTGTCGATGCCCCTTGCGGTCATCGTGACATGCGTAGGGCGGGAGTTGCGCAAATGAGAGCCCCAGCACAACGGTCCATGGAGCTTCAAGACAACCTTCCTTCCCAAGCGGCGGGAGGGTACGATAAAGACCTCGGCA